TAAACTTTAATGGATTTGAGAATAACGCCTTTGTCCTTCGGGTCCATGAGATGCCACCCCCAGAGGAGACTCCAGAGGAGACATCCAGGTCAATCACCGAGGTTCAGCTCCAGCGGCTCATAGAGGATCTCATCCCACCACCGGCACCCCCAAAGCCAGAGGTGAAAAAGGTTGTCATACCACGATTCATGATGTACCTCATTCTATTCATCGTCATAGGCATGGCAGCCTTTACACTCTTGAGACCGCCCCAACAGGTACAGGTTCCTCAGCCTCCACGGATACCGATGCCACTCCGACCTTCAGTAGCGCCACGTCTGATATAAAGACTTTGTGTATTAATAGTAGTAATGCCGTACACACCTTTATACGCCCAGAACTTTGTATCGACAACCCCATTCGGTAGCGATCTCAGTAACCTGTTTGTAAGCGGTAATGCTTTTGTGACCGGTACGATGAATGTCATCGCCAGAGGGTTCTATATGAATACACTGACTGTCAACTCGAACCTGATTGTCACGACCAACTCTTATATAGGAACGACCCTTAATGTAGTCCAGTACATCAACACCGCGTTTCTGAACACAGCCGGCATAACAACGACCGGAAACATTGCGAACACGTTCGGAAATGTTTCCGTAACAGGTAACTTGATAACGACCAACATCTTCTGCACCAATCTGATTTCACAGTCGAACATCTCCAACACGTTTGGTAATGTGGCAATCACTGGTAATGTCATCACGACGAACATCTTCTGCACCAATCTGATTTCGCAATCTAACATATCGAACACCTATGGCAATGTAGCCGTCACTGGCAACCTCATCACGACGAACATCTTCTGCACCAATCTGATTTCACAATCGAACATCTCGAACACCTATGGTAATGTGGCCCTGACTGGCAACCTCATCACGACCAACATCTTCTGCACCAACATCATCTCACAGTCGAACATCTCCAACACGTTTGGTAATGTCGCCATCACTGGCAATCTGGTAACGTCTCAGAACCTGTTTGCTGACAATATGATTCTGCGTACGAATGTGATATCCACATCAGCCACCGTAAAGATCACTGGAAATGCCATCATCCAAAGAGACCTCCAGGTGTCGAGCAACTTGACAGTCAATGGTTTCATTACTGATTTCTTCCAGCTTATTGGTTCTTCGTATTTCTTCCTTTACAATCAGTTTAATCTTCCGGCTCCTCAAACGAAGAATAACGGAATACAGTTTTTTGGAATGAGTCTGAATGATTTCAACAACGCCAGTCAGGTGCTCCCGACACAGAGTTCCAAGTATCTGTATGCAATCACCACCAACGGTAATTTCAGATTTAACCAAACGGGTCTATTCAAGGTGACGTGCGTTTTCGCGACGGATCATGCGCTTGGCCGTATAGGCATTGGTAATTCTACAAATGACTATGCGAAGGATGCACGCCCTACAACAATGGCATATGCATACATGTATCAGTACGACGTGACACAGGTACCCACGATCCCAGTCACACTTCCAATCCTGGTGACTGATACTTCTCAAATTTATTACATTGACATTATGGCTTATAGAACGCTACCTACTGTGATTTACGAGACGGCAAAGATTGCCGGCGATTATACAAGTGCGGTGGGTGGTACATATATTGCAATTGGACCATTCTGAAGGTCAACAACGGCCCGAAGGGCCGAAGGTGAACGCTTACAACAACCCCGCTCAGAGACGATGTCTCTGCTTTGAAGCAGCCCCGAAGGGGCTGAGCTGGCTGTTGGCTCGGACTCTTCGAGTCCGCTTTAGCGGGTCACTGCGTAGACAGTGCTTGGCTGAGCAATGGTGACGTTGCGAGCAATGTTCTTCACGACGGTGTACACCACAACTGCCAGCAGCGTGGTGAACAGAGCGGACAGAACATAGTAGTTGGGGTTGTTCTTGTTCACAACAACCATCATGCTGATCATGAAACGGACAACGTCCATCCAGGCGATGGCGGCGGCGAAGGAGAAGCCAGCCACCACTGCGTTCAGGGCCTGGGACTCAACCTGGGTAGCGATATTGGCGACGCTGGCTGGAAGCTTGTACTGCTCGGTCATGGACATTTATGATATACAGATAAAAAAAGTCAAGGTTCAGGATCAAAGTCATCCTCTTCCTGAAACTTGGCATACTTAACCTTTTGTGGGAGCTCCTCATCCTCGTCCTCATCTTCTTCTTCGTACTGGATCGGATGAAGTTCCTTGGTGTTATATCCTGGGACATCCCAGGATTCATCCATTAACTAACCTCCAGAAGTGTTAAACAGCAGTTTGCCGATGCCATTGTCGCTGCTGAAGATGTTGTAAGAGCGTGTATAGACACGAAGCAGTCTACGCTGAGTCGAAGGCACGACATTGACCGTCAAGAACTGTTTCTGTATTCGACCTAGATTGATAGTCCCCGTAGGTTCTATATTCTCGGGATCTATGCATAAAGAATAAATATAGAAGATGGTTCTGGTCGGTGTACGGGTGTGATAGTCCATGGGCTGAATAACCCGAAGAAAGAGTGGCGTACCAAGCTCTTCCGGAATGAGATCATTTCCGTCAACCTGAAATCTGAGACTTGTCAAGTGGTCCATAACGGTGTTGCTGTAGGTGAAATCAAATACGTTCGACCCGATCGTCTCGTACTGTACCACAAAGAACAACTCCTTGGTCGGTCCAGTGAAATTGAGATAGAAGCTCTCCTGAGTGACGTTCGGCCGAATGGCCCCCTGAAAGAGCTGTGTCTGTTCAGTGAGATAGATTCTCTTCTGGGACTGAAAATACTGAGCCTCCTTGTCACTCAGATAGATGTACTCGAACAACAATTCCGCCCTGATAATATCGGTGATCAGAAAGGGTGGGAATGTAAAGTCTCGTGACTCGCGAAACTTGATACGAATCTCGGTCGATCCCTGATTCATTGCACAGAGAGGAAAGCCACGCTCGCAAATGGAAAAAGGCAAGTACAGATAGAGAGTCATTGCGTTACTGGAACCGACGAGTCCCTTTCCGGTCGTGTTACTGATGATGGTCTGCTTCGTCTCTGGGAAAACAATCTCCTGCATCATTTCGTTAAACTCGCCATAGTATCGTTCAATCACCTTTTTGTCGATAAGGAGCTCGGCATACTCGATCAAGTAATTACCGACCGAAGTTGCATATGTCGAAACAGACTTGTTAGTTGCTGGATCAATATCAATCTGAGGAAGGTGAACACGAACATACATGCGCGTAATAAGGTCACCCGCGTGTGGTATGGGTTGAACATAGAGATCTCCAAAACGTGGTTCTCCCTTGAGCTGAAATGATAACATCTGGGTCTGAAACTTTGGGCGGGCCAAAAACTCGTCAATGAAATATGAGTACTGAGGACCGTACTGGACCATCTCATAGTCCGAACGCCCTTCTATGAGCGATCGAATTCCTCCGGCGTCACCGCTCATTATCTACTACATAGAACTATTAAATAGTAAACCAGCGAGGCCATGTTGGACTCTTAGGATGTTATAGTTTGTCGCGTATATGTTCAGCTGTTTTTCATAAAACAAGTCGGGCTTCATGTTAATTTCCAGAATCTGTTGACGAATACGACTAAAGTTGACGTGACCCGTTGGGTTACTGATTGCCTCCGGCTTCATACAGAATGCATAAATGAATACATTCGATGTCACAATTCCATCCTTGTAAGCCGGGGCTGTACGCTTATCAAGAACCTCGAGTGCGCCGAGATATGTCGAGTCGATGGCGGCTGCTGAAAACGCCTCCTGGCCGTTGAAAGTTAGACCCATATTTATGAGTCCATTCTGTGAATAGTCAAAGAGGTCGACGTTTTTGTTCAGGTATACACGATTTGCATCTATGTTACGGTCGTTCCGAATAAAGACTTGGAGCTGCGTCACTGGATTGATAAAGTTGAGCTGGAAATAACCACCGACTGATCCCTTGGGTAGTCGATTCTTTGAAATCTGAAGCTGGCTGACCAGATATGTAAGCTTTCTCTGTCTGAAAAAGTTGAGCTCCGGACCAGTCAAGAATGCAAATTCACCAATGACAGTCACATCCATAAATGGACTAAACTGCGAATCCAACCTAGGAACGTACGTCTGGATGTTACCTGGCTGTATGAGCGGGAACACAAACAAGAGCTGTTTGTCGTACGATCCACCCTGATATGCTACCTGGACTGCACTAAATCTCACCCATAGAGTCATAGAGTCGGCCGTAGAAAGGAGTGGTATGTAGTCTTCGGGATTTTGGTACTCTACAGAATCTATCGTAATAGGATGGGTCGAATCAATTGCAGCAACTGCGTTTGAGTCAACACCAAAGGCGCTCAGATCGATGAGCAGTTCCATACCATCCTTTATTACTCCTGTATATGTACCACTTGCCAAAGTCAGTGTCGTATAATTAAACTGTTTTACAATTGACCCAACCTGTATAGCGTATCCAGGGTTGGGCGACATCGTAAACTGGGAAAAGTCGGCTCCGACTGTATAGTTGCTTCCAAAGTTGTTGAACCGGACCAGGAGTTCGACATCCTGACGGTACAAAGCCACAAGCGGTATGGCAAGTCCAGTCTCTCTGTAAAAGTAGAATGGAAGATTGATGATATAAGTCCGAGGGTTGTACAGTGCCGAATAGTCATCCTTGCCGTACAGAATCGTGAGCGCCGGTTTGTTCTGAAGCTCGGTCGTCATGTCCATGTAGTTCTGAATGTACTCACCAGTGATGGTCTCGATGAGCTGACCGCCTATAAGAAGTTCAACTCGGTCAATCATAGCCGCACCGACGGAATTTGTATAAGAACTCTGTTGAGCGGTCGGAATAGTATTACCCTTGATCCACCCTGCCTGAATCAGCGTAAGCGAAGAAGCTGGACCGCCGATAAACTGGGCCAATGTCTGATTTGTCGATATCGGATTGTTATAAGGGTCAACCTCGTACGGGTAGTAATCATTCGTAATTCCATAAAATTGTGACCACGCTATAGGTTTTTGAGAAATTTGAGCCGAGAGACCTATATAGTCGCTCAGTTTGAACAAGCCCGGAAAAGCAAACTCCGACCCAATCTGTGAACAACTAAGCGACTGGCCAGTCAGCTGTGCAAGGAGCCACTGATAATTGGCAAACTGATAGCCTGTATAGTTTGGAACAAAGTATAATTCAGTACCGGCTTGAATCTCTGGGAAAATCTGCTCCTGATACTGGATCGTAATAGAGTTTGGATCTGGTACGGCCGTAACAATCGCGTCACCGACAATTTTCAGCTGATAGCCAATAATTCGATAGCCGTTTGCATACCTTGACGAATCCGATACTGTTAGAGTTACTGATGTCGACGG